CTTTAGAACCTTCTCCATCTACAGTCCCTGATATATCATAAGAGTCACAACCAAATGCTCCCATGTGTTCATTACCAGGATATTTTATACCGTTTTTAAGCACCACTCTATTCTGTAATTGCTGAGGTGGAACCCAGCTTGTTTTAAATCTACCTTTTGGATCTGGGTAGAATATTACTTGTGAATCTTTAATACCGTTAACCCATTGAAAGTTACCAGTTGTAACACCTAAAGATCTAGACATTTCTTCGTTGTAATCTATCTGCTCGTATATTTTCACTAGGTTAAATATACTGTTTTTTGTTTCATCTCTAAAAGCGTGCTCTTCAGTGCGCGGAAACTGACGGTAAAACTCGTTTAAAGCATCTTGATCATCTTTTAAGCCATCAGCTTCATTTTGCCAGTTATCTATTACGCCTATATCTATTAATTCACCGTCTGGGGCAAACACATCTGCGTCAGGAGTAGTGAATACTGGAACTCCGTACTCGTCAATAAATCCTTCATAGTTCCATTCCATTGGGATAAACAAAGAGTATAAACCAGATTTTGTCTGACCATTTCTATTTCGCTTAGTGACATCTGATGCATTGTATAATTTTTTAAAGTTATCACCTCCTTTGTCTAAAGCATTTGACGTTGAACCCATCATACACTTACCTATAATTCTACTACCTAACCTTAAACAAGTTTTTGTAACTCTCCAGTTGTTTAGTATATTATCAGGTCTTTCCCATTTACCACTTTCATCATGTACTAGCAGCGCTAGTTTTTCACCATCATAACTATTATCACCTGTATTTTTCCAATCAATAGTTGTATCTAACCCTTGTATATCTTCTAGCTTTTCGTTAGCTGTAATCTTTTTTCTTGTAAACTTACTAGCAGGTACTCTATACGCAAGTTCTGATTTAGGTCTATCCATACCATCTTGAATAGGTTTAAAAAAGAAAGGATAGTTTATGCTAATAGGCACTACTTTATCTGTAAACATTTTTTTAGCATCAGCACCTGTTTTAGATAATATCCCATATCTACTATCACTCGCTAATGTAGCTAAATTAACTGTTTCAGCGCTTGACATAAAAGAAAAGCCAGATCTACGGTTTTTAAGATAAGACATACCGTAACATCTTTTATCTGCTTTACAAGCCTCCCAAAATATATAAAACAATCTGTTTGCTTCTCTAAAGTCTGGAGCACCCACATCTATTTTACTCCATTGAAGATACATGTAGTGTGTACCTGTTATATAGGTTGGTTTACCATTATTAGTAAACCAAAAACCTTCTTCTCTTCTTTTAAACTCTTCGTCTATATAATCAAACCACTGTTCTTTTGATTCTTCCGGATAACTTCTCCAGTCAAATATATTTTTTAAACGATCTAGTTCTTTAGGTTGTTCAAATTTTACCCATTTATTTTTGGGGTGCACGTACACTGATTTCGGTTCAGCTGGCAACCCAATTTGCAAATTTTGAATCTCCACCACTTGTCCAATTTGTCCAGTTTTAGAGATAACCACGATATCATGTTCTTTATCATATCCATATTTCCATTTTTTAGATTTGTTAAGCCGACTAATAGTCGTGCGTTTAATAGGTTCTATTATTTTAACTAAACTTTGCTCGTACATTACTTAGATCTACCTTCTGCGAATCCTCTAAAGACTTTTTCCTTTGTCTTTTCAGGTGTTTTGCCCTCAAGCAGGTTTTCTTCTTCTTGGATTCTGTTAAGTATTTCAAATGCGTCAAATATAGCTAGTTTTTTAGTAGCCGCGGCATTTTTAAGTCTATCTGCTGATATGTCATCATCTGAATCTACAATAGGTTCTTTAGCGACTTTAATTAGCTCATCTACTGCCTTCTGCCCAGCTTGGATTATATTCTTCTTCGTCTCCTTGATATTCATATTTGATTGTAATAAAATTAGATAAAATTCTATATAGTCTTTCGCCATCAACAATAAACTCATATTCACTACTTGGTCTAAACCCAACTATATCATTAACCTCTACTGTACCGTCTGAATATTTAACAATACCTTGTAGTGGTTTTTCAGATTCAATATTAAATTGATCTATTGCTTTCAAAGGTTTTATAAAACAGTAACCTTTTGGAGCTATCCACTCTTTATTTCTTTTATATAAAAATATTTGATCGTGGTTTATAAAGTAAGTAGATTCATTAAAATAACTTCTACTATTTTTTTCAATACCCTTAACGTTTCGCCATCTACGAAAAACATTATGGTGAACTATAACTGTATCTCCAGCTTGTATTTCTGTGTGTCCCGCTATAGGTGTAGATATAACTAATGCCTCTCTATTAACATATTGATGGTTAAATATTTCAGTGTTAAGTATTAACTCTGAATCACCAACTTTTCTAGTGTTATTATATCTTTCTCCTTTTGGCGTTACAACAAAGTTGTGAACGCTTTTCATTAGTACTCGAGATTGTATTCCACAGATACAGCCATGTTTTTGTTAAAATCTTTCCAAGGCAGTACGTCTTTTTTCTTTTTAATATATATAGAAAACTTATCATCTTCTTCTATAATGTCGCAGATAATATGACCACCATATACTTCTTGCCCCACAGCATAGTGCATAGCGTCATTCTTGTAATCTTTACCAATACTAATTTTTCTTATCAGCTTCGCCATTCTTTGGGTAGTTTATAACACCATCTGTTATATTAATATCAAATGTACCGTACTCTTTCTCAAACTTAAGTTGTAAATCTGTAAGCGTTTCTCTCATCGCTACTATAGTATGTAGCAAGTCATGTTTTCTAAGTTCAATACCTCCAATTTCTAACTGAGATTTATTTAAACTGTTTACGGTTTCTTGAACTTGTTTTAACTGTTCGTCAGTTATTTTTTCTGGTTTAATACCTTTAAGTTCTTTAATTTTTGCATTAGTGCCCTTTATTTTACTTGTTGCCATTTTATTTAATTTAAGTTAATTTATTTTATTTTATTTTCCGTCATCAAAACTAAGTATGAGTTTAACAGGTGATAAATTATATAGATCTTTGTTTACAGCACTAACACTAGCAGCGTTTTCCTCTAACACAATATTAGTTGCATCAGTAACTTCTTTAATAGTACCAATTAATTGATCATCTTCATCGTGTAATACGTCTCCAGCAGCAAGAGTTATTAAAGCAGACGTAGTTTTAACTACAACAGCTTTTGAACCAGTATCTGTTTGCGTAGAAACTTGTACTGTGGACGCGAAGTTATAAGTACCACAAGTAGCAGCTACGTATAATCTATCGTTGCCAGAATTACTAATATCTTTTTCCCCATTTAAAACAAGATTTGGAGAGTGATTTGACGCAGCGCCGTGTCCAAGTGTAGCAACCGCTAAATGATCAAGTCCTTCTTTGAAATCAGTAGCCATAATTTGCACAGCACCAATAACGTCGTTAAAATAAGCACCTCCATCAGCTGTTGCGTGAATAGTACCTATTGATCTAGGTTGTAAATGACCTTCATTGCTTGTTTTTGCAAAATATAGAACTGTATCTTTTTCTTGATATGTACCATCTGTACCTCTAACTAAGAGTGTTACGTCAACTAGTTTTTTCGCTCCCCTAGGAACTTGAAAACTTGTCCAATCAAAAAGAACATCCTTTGCTGTGAAAGCTCCAAGTGCTTGTTTGCTTGCAGCTATTGTTGGTTTTACTTCTACTGTAAAATATCCCATAATTTTATTTTTTTACTTTTTCTAGTGATCTACCGCCAAAATATGCGCCAATCACAGTTATTAATACTAATTGTAAAAGATCTATATAAGAATCTTTTACATTAAATTTTATTGCACCAGCGTCAATAAATATCAACAACATAGTACATACTATTAAAAAAATCAATACCATTGGTCTAACATTTTTACTTAACCAAGAATCTGATTTTAAATCTACTTGCCAACGAGAAGTTATATTCTTCTCCATTTCTATCTCATAGTTACTTATAAGCTCTTTAATTTTAAGCTCTGCGGCAAGTTTTTCTTCTTTTGAAGTGTGTAAACTATCTATTACGCCACCTACACTTTTTACTAAGTCAGCTGCTCCGCCTGAAAATATTTTACCTAACATTTGCAATTCTTTTTAAATCTTTTACACTTTTTACACTTCTTCATTTTTCTGTTTTACTTTTTCAAATGCACTAATACCAAAGCATCCTAATGTTACCATAACAAAAGAGTTGTATATGGTGTCGTTAATTTCTAATTGTCCTCCGCCTACATATCCCATATATATAATACCAGTAGCTAAATCTATAATAGCAAACAATACCATTATACCAAAAGATATAAAGCCAATTATATTTTTTTCGTTTATAGTGTTTTTATCTTTAAATAATTCCCACATATTATATTGTTCCGTTATTTGCATCGTTTTCCCATGGAAAACCAGTGTCACCAGCTTGTTTCCACTCTCCATTTACCAATATAGAATCTACACCATTAATATCCATTCTTGGAAACTCTTCACCGTTATATGTTACACTATTGTCATTATAAGAAAGTTTACCAATTTTCATATCAGTAGCATGCCTCATTTCGTGGTTTATAACTTGTTTATATTCTTCACTATTAGGATCTATAAGTTCATTTATATATATACTTCCATCCATATTAGCTTCACCTAAAACATCTTCTTCTAAGGGCATTGGTATAATAGGAGTTCCAGGAATAGATTCTTGACCACTAGGCTGTCTACCAAAACGTAATTTAGTTTTGATTTCACCGCTCGTAGCATAGTTACTTCTATTTGTTCCTAGTTTAAATCCCATTATCTATCTTTATCTTTTATCATATCGTCTATAGCTTTATTGTAAACTTTGTCTGTATATGATTTATTCTTATAAAATACACTTCGTTCTGAAGTAGGTAAGTCCTCCTCACCTAGTAAGATTCTATATATCCTACTAATCATTTGTGAACATTTCCACGAGGTTTTAAATACAGAGTACATTATAGTTGTTCTATTTCTATGTCTCCACACATCGATCCAACCTTCGTTTCTTAACCTGTCCCATCTTGCTTTATCCCATGAGTATGTATAAACTCCGTTGATAAAATCGTTTCGTGTAAATCTTCCTTTACAATCTAAATAAATTAATAATTCTAAATCTGCATCTTTTAACCCGTAAGTTTTACAGACCCACTTTCTAGTGAGCCTGTAATACTTAAGGATATTCATATCACGCAGATCCTGCGCGGTTAATCTCACTTACTACGAAGCAGTAACTGTAATAGTACTAAGTGCAGTAACTTCTGATACAGCATAAGTAGAGGCTAAATCGTCAGCAACTACTATAAATCCATCATGATGGATACCACCAGTAGCAGCGCCAGCAAATAATCTTGATAATGCAGCAATAGCATCAGCGTGATCATTAGCTCCAATTGTACAAACAACTTTGTCGTTTATAACGCTAGTAGTTGAATCTCCATCGTGATCAAATTGAACTTTTTCTTTCATGATTACTGGTTGAAAAAATAAAGTTAACGTGTCATCAGCTGTTGGAACCATACCAGTTAATCTAGATAATGGAAAACACATTGAATCTGCAGATGCATCATCATCTCCTAAGGTTGCTTGTGTACGAAAGTACAAATAAACTTCTTTCATTTTGATTTGTTTTTAATAATTAATAATTTGTTTTATTTTTTTGGGTTTAGGTTTAAGGATTTTGGTTTGGGCTTAATCAACTAGAACTACATCGCCATCACGAATAACTCTATAAAGAGTGTCTTTCCATGATATGTCGTGTCCAGCATGTTTATCATAATATATCGTATCACCATCTTTTAATCCTTCAACTAAATTACCACACGATATTATTTTAGCTTTTAAATACCTATTGTCAACATCGGTATCATCTGTCATTATAAGACCAGCAACCTTTTTAGGTTCTGTTTTTATCTTATCTACTATTATATATCTATTTATTGCTTTCATTCATTCTCATGTTTGAAATTACACAATCTGCAGATATTATTGTTGATACTACGCTTACTGCATTTTTAAGTGCTGACTTAGTTACAAGTACTGGATCTATGATACCATCATCAATCATACTAACACATGTTCCAGTTATTACATTAACACCTTTACCTTCTTTGCCACAGTCACACTCTTTAATACCAGCGTTGTCAAGAATTGTTAAGTAAGGAGCTTTTATAGCTTTTAGTAGTATTTCTTCACCGACGCAGTCGGTTGAAATTTTTTGAGCAGCATTTAATAGTGCTATTCCACCGCCAGGTACAATACCTTCTTTTAAAGCTGCTTTAGTAGCGTAAATAGCATCTTCAACTCTATCTTTCTTTTCTTTAAGTTCTACTTTAGAATCAGCACCTACTTTAATCATGCCAACACTACCTGATAGCATAGCTAATCTTTCTCTATGTTTCTTTTGTATAAACGGGTTTTTCTCCCATTTATCTATAGTTTTCTTAATACTTTCTATTCTTTCCTCCATTTCTTCTTCTGGAGTTTCTATAGTTAGTACTGTATTTTTATCATCGGTTATAGCTGAGTAAGCTTCACCTAAACAATCTACATCGATTAAATCAAGATCATCACCTAGTTGTTCATTAATAACTTTAGCTCCAACTAAAAATGCTAAATCAGCAACTGTATCTTCTTTAGTGGGACCAAAGCCTGGTAAGTCAACTATGTTAACTTTAATATTACCTTTAACTTTGTTCATACATAAAGCAGCTTTAACTTGTTGATC